CCGAAGTCGGTTTCAAGGATATCGGCCACGCTGGCCAGCGTCGTGCCATAATGGCGCTCGACCAAGTCGACCAGACCGCCGCCAACGCCCTCTTCATGTGAAAACCACAATCCGCGTTTGGTATCGATGGATAGACTGCCGTGATTGCCGTATCGCCACTCAGTGCCGCGCTTGCTGGTCGGCTCACCTAGCAGCTTCAAGGCAACGGTTTCGATGTGTGCTGATAAATTGTTCATTGCTCTTCCCCAAGCACTTCCCCGTTGTTTGTAGGGGCGGCACAGGATGGGGAAGTATCCTGCGCCGCCCCATCCACGCTAGAACAGGTCGCTGCCTGCGCTTGTGGTGGCTGGAGGTGCCGAAGGCGGCGCGACAGGTTCTGTCGTGGCTGCTGGCGCGGTTGCGGCACCAGCAGTCATATAATCGGGCCGCGCGACCCATTTGGCAATCGTCCATTTCGGAATGCGCCACGCTGACGTGCTGCCATCGGCACGCTTGTTTTCGACGCGCTCTGACCCGCTGACTTCCACCACCGGCATCATGCCGGGATTTGCAGCCTTGCCAGCTTCCCAAGCCTTATACAGCGGCACCATCGCCTGATTATAGACGTTGCTGCTTGTCGTGCTTAACTCGCGCAGCCCGACAGTCGGATTGCCCAGTTGCACACGGAAGCCCCACTTGTACATCGGCTTGCCCATATCATCGAACACCTGTGGCAACTCCGGCTTCGGTTCGCCAGCTTTGACCATTATGAAATCCGGGGCCGGGTTGTAAGTGATCCAGCCCATTTCAATGTTGTCAAAGTCCATCGCGAATTGCGTCGGATAAGTGATTTCAGCGTCGACAGACCTCCACTGCCCGTTCTCGTTTACGCGATCACTTGTCCGCATAGACCCGTCCATCGCGCTAAATTTAATCAGCGGTATGCGATCCCCACCGCCACCGCCGCCAGTTGATTCATATTCCAACATCGTTTTTTCCTCGTTTCACGTTTTAGGATTGTGGCTGATCACTGTCAGCCGGGAGATCGGGTAATAGGCGCAGACATCCAAATCCTGCGGATCATTTCTGTCTGTCCTGCCACCCGGATGAACCGTGAAGTCGGCAGCAAAGTCTAGCTTGGCCAGCGCGTCACGATACAACAGGATAAGATGCGCCGGCAGGCCGGTCGCTTCTGTGAGAAGCCGTGCGTGCATCACCTTGGATAAGCTGATCATCACGGTCGGATATGTATGCAAATCACATTTGCGTGCTTTGACTTCGGCGAACCCGATGGGCTGGCCACCACGGCGCAGCAGCCAGTCCAGCCGGTACTGCACGGGCAGCTTGTAGACTTCGACGCCAATGTTGGCCAGCGCATCAGCGACCAGCTTTTCGTTCTGGATATCAGCGTGGGTTTCGTATTGTTGGCGCATGTGCCAGAACCTCTCTGATCAGCGTCATAGCCGTTCGCGTGTCCATTTCAACCGCATATGACCAATCCAGTTCGGTGTCGTCGGATACGCCCCGGAAGTTTAGCGGTTGGCCCAATCGCGTTATAAGCGCCGCTGGTAAGCGCCAGCGCCAGTCCATCCGGTCATAGCGCCAGACCAGCAGCGGCCACTTGTTTGCGGCGTCAGCAGCTTTGCAGCACTGATCCCACCACGCCCCACGCGGTGTCTCGCCGCCCTTGGCGTATCGCTTGACCTCAATGACAAGCGGGAAATCCATATCGACGCAAAGCAAGTCGCCACGGTCGGCTGATCTGTATTGCTCCAGATCGCGCTTGAACGCCAGCCCTAGCTGGTCATGCAGGATCGCAGCCACTTCGCGTTCCCCGCCGCTGCCCTTCGCCCTACTGTTTGCCATCGGCTTCCCTTTCGCGCACTAGGCGATCCAGTTCGCGCCCAAGGATATCATCAGCAAGCGCCGCCAGACTGCGGTGCGGTGAATCATCCAGCATCGCCTTCAGCTTGTCGACCGTGCTTTGCCGCAGCCTAAAGTGTACCTGTTTTGTGACTGACAATTTTTTTCACCTTTTTTGCATTTAGTGGTTGAATACCACAGTGGTATCTATATATTCAATATAACAAAAGTTTGTCACACCGAAGGGAGACACAAATGAGCAAGACCATCCAGATGAACGCAAAGCGCGTAGCCCCTAATTTTCCGGCTTGGGATCTTTTCGCTGACGGCGTCAACATCGGCGTGATGACCGACTTTGAGGGCGAAGGCCCGGTCGCTACCGTCCGCACCCAGACCAAAGGTGACGAGCGCGTTGAGGGCGACGACATCAACGAGTGCCTAGTCTACGCTCGTGCAGCCTTTGAGCTGGGTCATGCAACCCACGACCCTTACTACATGACCGAGGAAGAGGCGCGTGAGGAAGCCGAGGCCGAGGCGAAGTGGGAAGCAGAGGTTGAGCGCGCAGCCGCCAACTATTTCGAGAACCAGATGCCGATGGCCGAGGTGATGGCCGCCGAGCGTGAAGAGTACGAAGCAGCAATGTGGGCGGCGGCCTAACGGCCCCGCCCCAACCATCGAAGGGAGACAAACGATGAAAATCAGGACCAATGATCAAAGGCTTGCTGTCGCAAACTGGCTTGAAGATCAGGCTAGGCAGCTTGAAAATATCAGGGAGGCGGTTCTGGCTTTGGCTATTGATAATCGCCAAAATACGCTGGAATTTTTTGAGGCGGCACATCTTGCGGACCGCGCTGCAAAATCTGTCAAAACACAGATAGATCGTCTGCATCAAGAATACTTTAAATGCAAAAGAAAAGATGAGGCGCGGACCAGTGCGTAGCCTAATCCTCATCATCACCCTTTCAGCATCGGCGTGTTCATACGCGCCGGTCGCTGATCTTCGCGCATCCGGCGATGCCGCGCAGCTTTACCAGCGCGACGTTGCTGAATGCCGTCAACTGATCAAGGAAGCCAGATCGATCTGGCACAAGCCCTTGATCGGCCCCGACCCGTGGCTGGACAAGTGCCTTGCCGGTCGCGGCCATAGCATCATAGGAGGTTAAGATGCGAAACCAACTGATCGCCGATTTCGTCGGCATGATGATCATCTGCGTTCTGGCCATTGTGTTCGGCACAAACGCAGTCACCGATAACTATAACATCTGGGCGCTGATGGCCCAGTTCGGAGGGGCAAACTGATGGTCGGCAAGCTAACCAGAAATGACATGCTGTCAGCCAGCATCATTCCAATCGTGTTGAACGCATCACCGTACAGGACGCGCAACAGCCTGCTGGATGAATTCATGCGGCGCGACAAGGGCGAAGCTATCGAGGATTTCAATCCCGGCGAAGCTGCGTGGTGGGGCAACCACCTTGAACACACCATCGGCGAAGTCGCTGCACAGCGGCTGAAGCTGACCGATCTGCAACTGGAATTCGACGCAGCGTTCCAGCACCCCGATCTGCCGCTGGCTGCATCGATTGACGGGCTGGCGAATGGCGATGGCATCGTGGAGTCTGATCCGGCGCGTGGCATTTACGTCATCAACGCACAAAGGATCGACATCACCGGCCCTGGCCTGTTGGAGATCAAGAACACCAGCGCATCGCCGGAAAGCGAACCGGCGCGGTTTCGCGGACCGTTGCAAGGGCAGGCGCAGCTAATGTGCCACCCGACCGCGAAATGGCTGGCAGTGTGCGTCCTGTATCAAGGCACGGAATTGCGGATTTTCTTGTATCACCACGACAAAGTGATCCAGCAGCAGATTCGCGATGCGGTGCTGGATTTCGAGCGCCGCCGGAAAGAGCGTGACTTCTATCCTTGGTCGAACCTGAATGACGCTGTGCTTTGCCATAGCACGACCGACATGAAGCTGCCGACGTTGCAGATCGACCCAGAAAACACCGAAGTGCAGATTGCGCTGGAACACCTAGTGCATGCCCGACGTGAAATGGCTGGCCATCAAGAGGATATCGACAACGCAATGATCGATCTGATGCAGTTTATGGGCGATCACGAAACGGCAATCGGCACCGTCGGCAACGAGCGCATCATGCTGAAATGGCCGATGCGTAAATTCAAAGCGCAGCCGGAGCGCGTCGTTCCGGCGAAAGATGCACGCAGTGTGCGCCAGAAAACCCTAAGCATTAAGGAGATCGACCAATGACAGCCCTTTCAGCACAGCAGCAGCGCGTGTATGACGAAATAGCTAGGTGCCAGCGGGAAGAGGGCTATACCCCCACCCTGCGGCTTCTAGGCGAAGCAATGGCCATCAGCCAGTTCACCGCCGCCAAGCATATAAATAAGATTATCGACAAGGGAAGGGCTAGACGAATCAACAGCCGTCACATAGAGTTATCTTGATGGACCGTTTTGGTTTCATTGATTCCTCCCTTTAGACTGCCCCCGGCCCTAAAAAGCCGGGGGTCTTTTTTTATTTGGAAAGCCCTTTTGTCTTTTCGAATGTTCTAAGGCCACCCAAGCCCAACATTCCCATCAAAACAGTTAAAAGCGACGACATATCAAAAGTCGGCAAGTCGGGCAGGGCGATGCCAGCATAAGCGCAGACAAAGATCGTCAGCGGTGCCAGTACGAAATGCCACGCCAGTGCCACGCCGCACGTCCAACCGACGAAAGGACGCCAGCCAGCGACAAACACGCTGCGGTGCTGCGCTTCTGCCTTGTTGATCTCAAGTTGACCCTTGGCAAGTTCCTGCGCGTGGTTCTGCGCCATTGTGGCGACTTCATGCGCCAGCTTCGCCTTCTGGTCCTTGTCTTCTATAAACTTGTCCAGCAGGCCCGTAACGGGGCCAATCAATGCCTGTATCATTCCATAACCTCCATATCAATATCGGTCCCGAAGCATAGCATATCTTTATTGACCGGCATTCTTTCTTCCCAGTTGATGTATGTGCCTGCAACGTGACATTCAGCCATCGTGTCATGCGCCGACAGAATATGCGACGTGATCTTCCCGTCGACATCCATAATGATCATCAGCAGCAACCATTTCATTTCGTTTCGCTCCCCATCCAAACGGCGAACGCCCCCGTGGCGGCACCGACTATCGTGCTGACAAACGCGGTCTGCTGCGTTGTGGCTTCGGCCCCCAACTGCATAAACCAGTCGCACACGTTCCACGCCATCAGCGTAAACATCAGCATCATCAGACGTGGCAGCAGCTTCCACTTAAGGATGCGCTCCATCGTCAATTCAGCCATCGGCTAAATCCCTGATGCGCTTGACCAGCCTTTTAGCGCGGTTCGGCGTCTGATCGTGCCAGCGGGAATCGACCATCTCATCGGCGGCATCGTTCCAGCGGCGCTCATCGATGGCAGCTTTCATTTTGCGGAATTTTGAAAAACGCGGTCTGCCAAGCTGGAAGCACATATTGGCGATCACAAGCTGCGCCTCTTCCGGCAATTCCTCAAAGTCGGGATATATCATCCGGCAGTCTTCAATCGTCACCATAATGTCCAGTGCGAACAACTGGCGCACGCGCTCTTCTGTGATCACGGTGCCGACCGGCTGGTTATATTCCGGGTCATCCTGCGTCAGAAGGTGTCCGATGCCCATCGTCGGCAGGCCAAGATGATCAAGGTAAATTTCCATCTTGCAGCCTTCATCTGCGGCGATTTCTTCGCGCAATCTATCTTTGTTCATTTCTCGTTTCCTTCACGATTTCGACGGCGCGTTGCCAGCTGGATTCTTCCAGACCGTATTTGTCATAAAACTCCGGGCTGCGCCGTTCCGATAATTTGTTGATGCTAGATGCCGCCGCAAAATAGACACGGCGCTGATCAATAGCAACACGGGCAAGGATATCATAAACGCGCTGATCTGGACGGGTCTTTTTATCCCGGCCCGATCCTAACTGATGATGATAGGTTAGTGCGCCGCGATCACGCTGCTTTCGCAGTCTGGCGCTTTTGACTTGCACGCGCATGAAGTC